GGAAAAATTCATTAATAGGCACTCTATGAACATGCGAGTCATGAACATCTATAGCACCGTTTAGTGAATTAATTGGATTGCCTAATCCATCGTGCAAACTAATTTTTAAAGCGTTTGATACTGAGTTTATCAGTTCATTAGCTGTGCCTTTTATTCTTCCTAAATAGCTCACATTATGCTCCTAGTATCCAATTTATTCCGTCTGTGATAAGATTTATTACATCGCCTTCAGAGTTTAATATTTGACTAACTTCTCCGACTATCTGTTCTGTTCCGAATGGTAAAATGGTGACTTCATTTACCGTTGTATCTTTTTTATATATTGCTATTCTAAATGAGCGATTATTACTATAGCAAAGCGTAGGGTCTGGTAAAGTTATATCTATTACTCCGCTCGTTGCATCACAAATAACAGTTTGAGACTTTGCTATTAATGGTGTGCTTATGGAAGTCGTTGTTAGTAATTCTCTCGTTTCATTAAATATAGCAGCATCAAGAGTTGAGTCTGCATCACTCAAAGAAGTTGAGAGGTCTATATAATTAGATGAAGTAGGTTGAATATATGTTCCATCTGTATTTAGCCCTGCGCCTTGTTGAGTAGTATCTAGTTCAGATTGAATTGCATTAATAGCCTCGATATTCAAATTTACCTGAGTTATTACCCTATTAAGTTCGTCATAAATATTTCCACCGCTTGAGCGTAAATCAAGTAAATATCTTACAAAGACTTCCGTAGCTTGACCATTTACTGCAAGCGTTTCATGTATTGGAGGAGGCGAAATCTTTGCTTTTCCTGCTGCATCTATTAAGGCGAGTGGCATTAGCTTATCCTAGCCCATAAGCCGAGTATTCTTATCGGTATTGCATCAGAGATAACTATTTTAACTATCGCGTCTCGTGTCTGCCCTAGTCTTAGCCATTTAACTCTTCTTTTGTATTCACCTATTGCGCCCGTTGTTGCGTAGTTCTTATTTTCCCACGTCTTGCCACTATCTTTAGATAATTGAAGCGCTACTGTAGCCTCCACATCAAAACCACCCTCTATGTCTAGTAGTATCTCGTGTATGCGTATTCTGTTTACTGTTTTGTTTATAGGTAGGGTTATTGCTTCTCTTCTGATATTGACACCATTTTCAGTAAGGTTATTTATCGAAATAGTGTGGAAATCATTACCGCTATACCCGATAACCACCCCACTGTCGTAAATATTAATAGCTCCATTGATAAGCCATTTTGCTCCATTACTTGAGCGCTTATGCCATTGTGCAGTATCAGGGTCATAAACTAAAGTTGTGTTTGAGTCAATGTGCAATACATAAAACCAAGAGCCATTCTCTGTATATGTAAATGCTGATAATGTTGCTCTATTTGCGTCAATAATATTTAGCTCAACTGCGGGTGTGCTTATTACCGAAGGAGTGTATCCATTCGTCATATAAACTTTGTTGTCTATCCCTACAAATAAAACAGAAGTTCTTATTTTTGCTAAAGTTTGATGATTTGCACAGCCAATGTCACTTACTGCCCCACTTACTCTTGTAAATGGAAAATCTGGGTCGCCACTATCATACCAAGTTTCAATAGTTCTTTCTCCGACCACCCATAACTGTCTTGATGTTACAATTACCCCAACTGTATCATCAGGTGCAGATTCTCCGCTCGCCCAATCAATAGGGTCTATTTCTGTGCTGTATAGTTTTGATATAAAGAATTGCCCCGTACCGGTGCGGTTAAATATAAAATATCCATCCATATAAGCAACTGTATCCGCTTGATACCATCCTGCCTCTGTACTCATATCTTTAAGTGTTGATGTAGACGGAGTATAGGAATACCCATTTCCACCGACTACCATTAAATCAATCCCGTTGTCTGAAAATGTTACTTTTCTACTAAAAGATACAGTTCCTAGATTTGTTATAATTGCGCCATCTTGAACATATAATGCACTTGATGTTGCTATGTAAATCTTATTCAGAAACTCATATACTCCGAATATTTCATAATCTAGTGACTCTATCTTTTCAATCCCAGAAGTATTCAAAAGGACATGGTTTGTCTTGCTTCCCTGCTCTTCTATTTGAACATAAAGATTTATAAGCTCTGAGCTATTATTTCTTTGAGAGTATGCACTTCCGCTTGATATTGCAAAAGGTATCTGGGTTAAGTTCGGCATTAGTATCTTCTTCTATATGATACATTACCATTTAAAGATACATCTGAGTTTAATGTAGTTGGCTGATAATTATGCTCAAAAACATTCTTCTCTGCTTCTGTAGCAAGTCCGATAATAGTTTGAGATAGTGGGACTTCAAAGTCAGGTGATAACTCAACTGCAAGGCGGTACATAAGCATCTTTTCAAAGCCAAAATTCCAATTTATATCATCAGTAGGTAGATAATCATTTCCTTCACCATTAACTCCTGTGTAAGGTCTTTTTGCCATTAAGTGAAGAGTTAAACCATCTTCAGGGATAAAGTCAAAGTATATCTTTATAGCGTTGTCGTTCATTCTCTGCATATAGTATCGTCTTGGAATACCTATATTGCTCTTAGTGAGTATATCTGCGTATTGATTGTATGCCATAGGAATAGCTTTGTAAGTAGTGCCACCTTGAGAGAAGTATAAGTCCTCTATTTGAACAGGGGCAACTTCATCTATTTCAAGCCCTATGCCAATCGTTACGCTATTGCTCCATGACCTTACAGAATAGTCCACTAAGTAAGGAATATCCTCTAAGTATGTAATTGTAAGATTTTGCGTATTGTAAGAGTCAATAATTCTATTTAGTGTCTCTAGCCCTAATTGATGGTCTGCTGGTGACGCTTCATCTTGTGCTGTAAGAACTCCGATTTTTCGCATCGCTGCATCAATAGTTTTAGAGATTAGCATTATTTAGCCTTGTTTTGGTTTTCTTGTTCTTCTTATGATTTGTCTTGGAGCTTCGACTATCTCTGCTTCCATTACATCTTGTTCTTGTAGTTTTGCAGGAGTATCTACCCATCCATTTTGAAGGGCATTATTAATAGCTTCTTCTCCGTGAAAGATTGTAGCATCTGCGTTTTTGTTGTATAGCCACTTTCTCATACTATTTTCCTTTTGGCTTTGGTGGTTTGCCTTTACTTTTACACGCCATTTTAAATCCTTATTGTTAAATTGAATTGTACCCTCCGAAGAGGATATTATCAACTTAGTTGATTTTTTGAGCTAAATTTCTGAATATTAGCTCTGCATTTAACACTATTACACCCCATAAAGCGTCCAAACGAGTAACTTCTTTATGATTTGTAATGTCGTAATCTTTTGTTAAAGAAAGACTCAAGCCTGTTTCAGCGTCTCTTACTCTTACAGCAGAAGAAGCACTTTCAGGAAGATATAAATCTACCATTGCGAAACCGATAGCGTTTTTATGCCAGTAGAAGTTTTGGCGATAAACACCGCTTGCGATACCATTTACAACGATTGCCGCACCATCAGCGATAGGGGCAGAAACGTTTTGGTATGCAGCTAAAGAAACTGAGTTACCCTCTGTGTCTGTTGTTGTAAGTGTGCCATCGTTGATTGATGGAGAAATTGGAATAGTCGCCAAACCACCTGCACTTGAATTAACGTCTGCTGTTACAACGAATGATTGTAATCGACCTGTACTTGCGTAAGTAATAGGGTTAATCTCATAAACACCTGCAAAAGTGATTGTATCACCTTTTTTCAATAGTCCAGTTACAGAAGCAGTCCATCCATCAGTAAGAATTGAAGCGCCTGTTTGGTCTGCACCACCACTTGCAAGAGGAGTTCCGCCGTAAGCACCTACAGTATGAGTTGGCACTAATTGGCTTGAATATGTCTCAAATCCGCTTAATGGTCCAACATAACCTTTCTTAACTGAATCACTTACCATTGTTGGGTTAAATAATGTAGATACAGAACTTGAAATATTTGCAGCATCAATTTCGTTTAACATTGCTTTTCTGTTTCCGTCATCAGGAACACCAACATTGTTTAAGTCCGCCTTACTGAACATTACCGAAGTATGTGTTAGTGCTGCACCCACAGTACCAGTTGTGAAATATGTAGCCTCGTTCGCTGCATCAAAGATTGACTTATCAACTTGTGTTGCAATTTCACCGATTGCTGGCATAATGTAACGCTCTGAGAAAGTTTGAATAGATAGTGTTCTGTCTTGAACTGTGAACTCTAAGCCAACGTTTCTTTGACGTGCAATTGTAAGTGTTACTGAGTTGTCTACTAATGCAGATTTACCAAGCGTACGACCTTCTACTGATTTGCTACGGAATGGTTTTTTAACCGAAATTTGGTCGCCTACTCCATTAACTACACGTTTTTCTAAATCTCTATATACGTTTCTACACGCAACTAAGTTGTTCTTGTATTGGAACATTGCTTCATTGATAATCATATCATCAGTTAAGTATACTCCGCCTGCACCTGTTATTTGACCAGCCATAATTTTTCCTTATTTTACGGTTATTTACCGTGATTAGCATGATATCCATAAAGGATTTCAGCATTCTTTCTAGCGTTTACTGCATCACTAAAGTTTGAGTATCTGCCTAACATTATTGATTTTCCGTCGATACTAATTTGTGCTTTCCACCTATTACTATCTTTGCTCCAACTTACCCCAGTAACACCAGATTTGTTCCGAGTTCCCTTTGATGCATTTTGAGCATTTTCTCTTTTTGTAACAAGCCTTAAGTTTTTTATTCTATTATCAGCTCTATTGTGATTAATATGGTCAATGTCTTTTCTAGGCATCTTCCCATTTTCATATAACCACGCTAGTCTATGGGCTGGATACCTTTTTTTATTAATGGATATTCTTACATATCCATCTTTTTCAACTATTCCAGCTTCTTTACCAAGTAGATAATTTTTTGATTTACTTACTTTTACCCATACAAAAATGCCACTTTTTTTATCGTACATTAAAATTTCTTTTAACTCGTCTTGTGTAATCATTTTGTTTACCAAGCACTACGCTTGGATTCTTTAGTTCTCATAGACTCATAGTCTGAGAAGTTTTCAGCCTTCGATAAAGACTTTTGTGTAACCTCTCCGCCACCGATTGCATTAATTGGCTCTGGCGCAGAAGTTACCTTTTTTGTTATCTTTACTTCAGGAGTCGCTTTGCTTAACTTTTCACTTAGCTTATCTATAGCCATAACTTGTTTGATAGGACTGAGCTTACTTATGCGAATTGACTCATTTACATCTTTGGCTAGTGCGTACGCCACTTCACCGCTGTTGTCTACTTCATTAATCGCTTCCACCATTGATGGGGTAATTGTTGGTCCACCATCTTTCGGCTGCTTCTGCACAAGTGAATCAAAGTCCTCGTATTTATCTCTTGTTTCATCGAATTTTACCTCGATACTATCTAACACTGCTTGAAAATCATCATCAAGTTTAGATACAGGCTCTTTTTTAGACTTTTTAGTCTCTGTACCTTTCGTAACTGCATCGAGATAATCATCGTAGTTATCAAAATCATCAGGATCTAAATCATCATCTTTTTCAGATTTGTTTGATTTAAGTTCTTCTAACTCTTTTGCTAACTCTCTTTTCTCTCGTGAAAGTTTCTCGATACGCTCTTGCGCTCTGTTCTTTTTCTTGTGGCTCTCTTCCGTTCCAACTTCCTTTTGGTCGTTGTCGTTTGGTTTTTCTTCTACTTTGCTATCTTCAATCGCTTTAGCATCTCTCGCTATTGTTCTTTCAGACTTCTCAACTTCAAACACATTCTCTTGTGTTGCTTGTACTTCTTCACTCATTTCGTACACCCCTTTAAGGCTCGGTATTTAGCAAGAGATATTCTTGTCTTTAAAATTATAGCATAAGTGTGTAGAAAAGTAGCACTATCATACTTTTGTGCTTTGTTATTGTTGTATTTCTAGTTAATGTTTGATTTGTTTTGTATAATTTGTTATATAAAAAGGAGTTAGAATATGATTAAGTGGTTTATGAATTTGTTCAGTGAGAGCCAAGAAGATATACTAAAAGTAGAAATAGAAGAACTTATCGGAAAAGCAGAAAATGTCTTTGATTTAAATATAATTTGGGCGAAGATGATTATTTATGCAAAAATGAATACAGACATTAAAGTATGTTCAAAAATGAGAGACAATGCACTATTAAGAGAGTTAATTATACAAAAACAACAGGCAATTGCATTGGAGGGAAAAATTAATGTCTAAAACACTAACCATACTAAAAGAAATGATAGCCGAAGACAAAATAACCATCCAAGAAGTCTTAGAGGCTTGCGGGTATGAGGTTGATACTACTTACAATGATATTTATGGATATACACTTGAGCAGTCCATAAATTCAGAAGAAATGCTTATTGGATATGATGAAAAGATTGTTGCAACAAAGGAGTTTAGATGAAGTTTGAAATCGTATTATATTTAATTGTAGCTTATTTAATAGCTGGTATCATCGCTTTTATTATAGCATCTATAGTTGATAAAAGTAGTAAATTTTATGACGATGGATGGTTTGCTACAGACTACTCTTTTGTTGTTTTTATATGGCCATTTTTTATAGTAGCTACGCTTTTTGATTTTATAATAAATAGTATCACTAAGATTGCAAGAAATATGAATAAGGAATAATAGTATAATAAATAATCCTAATACAAAGGCTTAATATGAAACGATTGATTAAATTTAAAGTGTATTTCTTTTTAAGTGGTAGTGAGTTTTTAGATAGAAAGATAAAGGAGGGTTAGATTCATCGGTATTATTCTTTATAGGGGGTTATTCCCCTATTATTTGACCTCTCATCTTCTCTGTAATTTCTTTAGCCATTCTTTCTTTAGCTTCCTCTCTTCTTTCTTCATCTTGCATTTCATTTTCTTCTCTAATCTTTGAGCCTTTCTCTACTTCTTTGGCTCTTAAATTAAGTTCCGCTGTTTGTAACTTTATCTCTTCCATTCTTAGTTGGAATTCCATCTCTGATTGTTTCATCTGCATATCAAGCTGTTTCATTTCCATATCTGCTTGTGCTTTTATCTGTTCAGGACTTGGAGGCGGTGCTTCTTGTTTAGGAGTATTCTTGGCAATTTCCTCTTGTTCTTCTGGGCTTAATAGGTTTGGTGGTAACATTTTCTTAAGTCTGCTTGCTACTGCTTCGCTGTTGTTAAAGTCCATATTCTCTGCTATAAGGTCTGCCGCTACTTGTGCAGCTTGTGGTACTGCTTGCATGAACTGTAACATACTATCCGCTGTCTCTATGCGTTTTGTTGCATAGCTTGAACCTGTTGTAACTGTAACATCATATTTTCCAAGTGCTAAATCATTAATAACTACTTCTTTCCCTGTCTGTTCATCTTTGATAACTTTATTTATCTCTACAAAGTCACCGCTACCATCTTGGTTTTTAATTCTAAGTATTCTTTCTGTATCGTAAACTTTTGGTATCATCTCAACTAATAAAATTCCTATTCGTCTCATTGCGTTTGCTAAGTTATCCGTAAACTCGAATGTACCTGAGTCTGCTTCACTTTGTCTTGCAAGAATAGCTCTACCGCTTGTCTCGTTTCCTGCTTTTCCGATTGAAGCGTCATATATACCTATTGAAGACTGGATAGATTGTTGCATATTTTGAGCCATATTCATCTCTGCTACTGGCATAGACGGCGGAGCTTCTCTTCTTGGAGCTTGGAAACCTTTGTTGTAAGTAAGTATTGACCAGTTCTTAGTATTTGCTGTACTCCATTCAATACGACCCTGAACTGCCCCTGCTTCTGCAATATAAGGAGCTTTTGGTGCAAGAGATATTCTTTCGGTAGCTGCACTTTGCCAATAGTTTAACATTCTTTGAGGGTCTTTAGCTTGTGTTATAAGCCCTTGATACTTTCGCTTTCCTCTAATGTTTACTTCTCTTCCTAATACGGGAACAATAGGGATAGTAGTCGTTGGAAATTCTCTCTCTTTTTCAAGTATAGAGTTTGCTGTAATCTTCGACCAAACTATTTTATAAGTATCAATAGTTCTTTTTCTAACTACGGTTATTCCTTGCGCAAGAAGTTCGTCTAAAACATCTTTCACATCATCTTCATAAACTGTCTCGCCTGAGCTTAGTAAAATAAGAGTTCTTTTGATTGGCTCTCTTCTGAAATACTCTGATACTGTTATTGTTCTTTCATCGCCCCAATACATATCAATAGAGCTATCTCTTCCAAGTTCTCCAGCGATTCCTTTTGGATATCTTTTTTTAAACTCTTCTCTAGCCATTCTCTCTGATACAAAACAATAATTTGCATCGCTGTAATCAGATTCATTTGCGTGTGGGTCTATAAGTACCGACCATCTATTTGGAATTGCCTCTACTTTAATATCTAAATCAAAACTATCATTGCGTGAATATTCTGTTAATACTCTTAACCAACCTATTCCGCCTAATGAATGTCTAAACGCTGTCTTGTATTGTGCTGGCGCATTTGAAATTGATTGAATATTTCTTACAACTCCCTCTAGTACTTTTGACACTTGTAAATCATTTCCGCCAACTGTTTTAATTGTAGGCTCTTTTGAACTTGATTCAGTAGGTGATATTTTAATCTCTTGAACTTGCTTCTTCTGCGCTCCTGCTACTCTTGAAACATATTGTTGTAATTGATTGATAACCAATGAAGGTCTACCCTCATTCTCTCTATCTCTCAATGAAGCAATATCCCATTGCTCACCGCTTATAAAGAGTTCATCATCTTCAGCGTTGTCGAATGTTTCTTGCCAAGCTATATTTGCCTCAGAAGCTCTTTTTCTTGCTTCTTCTAATATTTCTGCGTCTGTGTTGCCATTGCGTAAAGAAATAGGCTTTGGAGATATTGATTCAATTTTCATTTTATTTCCTATTGGAGTTTTTTATTATGGAAGTATAACACATTTAAGCACCCATCCATCCGCCACCACTTTGAGCAGTTGGATAGATTATATTGTCTTGTGGAATAATTACACTAAAAAAGTGAAGTGCT